GCAAGCGAAAAATCTTGGCAGGGACTTCCCGACATTATCAAATCAACTTCAATGTCTTTATCCCATTTTGTTATATCTTGTGGTTCAAAATTAGTTTTGTTAATAGCATTATAACTTGCAACTGCATATTTATCAATTTCAACATAGTCTGCTACTTCAAAATCAATACCTAACCTTTTTAAAACTGCAGTACATGCTCCAATGCCGCCAAACAATTCTAAAACTTTTAATTTTGTCGATATAAAATCAAAAATTGTTGTTTGATTTTTCAGCCGAAAATTAATTCTACGATATTCATCATATACTGGTTTCCAAATTCTTTCACATTGTCTTTTTTCTTCGGGCAAATATTTACCCATAACATCCAATTCTTCTTGCAAATCTAATGCATACGGACATCCCTTACACCCAGTCCTTTTAAAATTAAAAGGTGGATAGTATAATTTGCATAATTTAATATTATATTTTTTGATAAACCAATCTTCCCATTCGGTAGAACAAAAAAGTAAAGGATGAAATTTAACTAATTTATCTTTTTTTGTAACAATACAATTAATATTAGCCCTTTGGCCACCCTCTTCAGCAAGCATACCAGTCATTAAAATATGCTTTTTATTTTCTTTTGCAAAATTGGTTGCAATATCTTTTTTTAATCGATAACAACACTTATCAGATAACTTTAAAGAAAAATTATGATCAAATTGATATAAAAGACATTTTGGGCAACCATATCGAGACTTTCCTGACATTTCTTTATAACGAACAACAGATTTAGTTCTACTTGATTTTTGATATTCACCAATTTTTAACGAATGCTCTTTAGATTTAAATGGATATCCTTCAATTTCTAACATTTTCTTAATATTAACATTTGAATTGACAATTTGAATACGACTATCTTTTTGTTCAAGTTTTTTTACAAAATCAACAATATATTCATATTCGATACCTGTATTGATAAAAAGACGTGGTATTTTATTACCTGGTAATGCTAAATCTAATAAATAATGAAAAACTGTGCTATCTTTTCCGCCACTAAAAGAAAGATATGCATTATTTTCTAAATCGTATTGTTTGTTAATAGATTGGATTTTAGCAATTCTATCAATTTCTAATAATTCATAATCTGTCATACTTCGTTCCCCCAACAATCCCAACCATCAACTGTTTGTCTTGCAAAGAGTTCTATTCTAGGTATATCACCAAACAAATCAACAATTCGATTTCTTACTTCACTTGGTTTTTTGCTGTGTTCTTCGATTTTAGATAATATAACTTGTTGAACAGATCTACTTACTCTTTTTAAAGAGTTTCCTTTAACAGCTAACAAACAAATTTCATTATTTGCTCTTGTATAATAACCCATTCCAATAAAAGGTTTAGAATTCCTTTTATTTAATTTAACCCAAGAAAACCCACAAGTTTTATATGTAAATCCCCATTTCTTAATCAATTCTAATCCTTCTTCTAAACATGGATAAGTTACCCATAAGAAGAGAACAGAATTATTTTCACAAATTTTAGGAATGGGTAGATTTTGTATCTCTATTTTAGTCATTGTCGGATAATGACTTTCTGCAGTTCTACTTTTTCCTTTATTTGACCATACTTTATACTGCCATGGCGGATCAGCATAAATGATTGAATATTTTTTGTTTGTGTTAAAAATATCAACTTTCATGTTTTCCTCTGTGTTTTGCAAAATAAATATCTAAACTACTTGCTAAAAGTGGTTTTAAATGTTTTTCTCTGCAGAAGTTAATATAGTCTAACCATTCAAATTTTTTGTTCATATCATAATCCTAGCCTTTGCTCAATTGTTAAATCACCGATTAATGATCTTAATTTTTGATTTTCTTCATACAAATCATTAATTTTGTTTCTTGCTTTTGCAAGTTCATCTAATAAATCTTCGTTATAATCCGTAAATCCTAGCAGTATGTTTGGATTAGTTTCTAATTCTATACATAATTTTTCAAGATCATCAGTTCTTGGAAAGTTTAAACCAAGTTCCCAACTTGACAAAGTTGATTGTGATACTCCTAATTTTTTTGCTAGAGCATCTTGTGAAAATTTTTTATTTTCTCTTAATTCTTTTAATAATTCTTTTTTCATTGTTCCTCCTCAAAACCAAATAATTTGTTTAAATTTTTTTCTATCGGTTTTTCTAAATTATCTAATCTTTCTAATCCATTTAAAATAGATTTTTTAAAGTAAGAAAATTTATCATCTATGTTATCTTGCCTTTTTTTAATTTCTGCAATTGTATATTTAATTGCAGATAATATTTTTCTGTAATTATAATGTGTAGCAAGTTCTCCTAAAAAATAGTTATATTCTGCAATATCCAAATCATATAATGAAATAAAATTGTTATCTATTAAAACAGTTGTATAATAATTTAAAATAGGAGATCCTACTTTTTTTTCTTTAATTGTTTGGTTATCTTTTATCCTATATTTATCTTTTTTATCTATCTTATTTTCTTTTTTATTTTGTGTATTATTGTCAACATTAACTAGATTATTGTCAACATTAACTAGATTATTGTCAACATTAATAAATTTAGACATAATTCGGGCAGATTCTGACATTGACGATTTTGTGCATTTTAATGCCTCTTGTTCTTCTTCTTGCGTTAAAAGCCAATATTTAGATTTGTCAATGTTCCTACGTCTGGCAGTTGATATCAACCATTGTTTTTCGATGCTGCTTGATGTAATAATGCCTTTTGCGACGAGGTTACTATCAATTAATTCGCACTCCGCTATTCGGTAAATTACTTCAATGACTCTATCTACTTTAGTAAGGTTTTGTCCCCTTATATCTCGAAAAATAAGCCTAGCAAGAGACTGTACGCTTATTTCGAGATAGTAACCTTCTTGGTACACTAAAGTCAGAATTCGCAGGTATACAACTATTCCTAGATAACCCACTTCCATTATTAATTCTTGGATTTTTGGGTCATCAAAAAATTTTACATCTAAAGGAAAATACGATAGACCCTTTTTAAATGGTCTAGCCATAACAACTCCTATTCAGGGCATACCCAAACAGGGCATCCTGCAATTTTTTTAATTTCTGTTTTAAATCTTGTTGCATCAGAATTTCCACTAGAAAGATGCAACAAATATATTTCTTTTATTTGTTTTAAATCTTGTTGTAAAATAAACTTTTTGACATTTTCCAATTCAAAATGTGATTTTAAAAGTCTTTTTGCCATTATTTTTGGCAATTTGTCATTTTCAATATTCTTTTTTATTAAATCATAAGCATAATTACATTCAATCATTAAATAATTAATTGTTTTAAATCTATTTTTTATGTAATAAGTATCTGTAGCAAATAATATTGTTTCATTAGTAATATTGCTTTTTAAATAAAATCCTACAGGTTCTTTAGCGTCATGTTCTGTTTCAAAAGGAATCATTTGAAAAGTACCAATTTTATATATTTTATTTTTTTCTATAATTTTGGTATAAGTTTTATTTAATTTACAATTGAAATTTTCAAATGTTCCTTTTGTTGCATAAACATCTTTACAATTTTGCAAAATTTTTATAAGTGATGAACAATGATCTTTGTGTTCATGGGTTACTAAACAAGCTAAAAAATCCATTTTTGTAAATTTTCTTATTTTATCTATCGAAATTCCACATTCAATCAATAATTTAGTTGTTCCATCACTTATCAAATAACAATTCCCTTTGCTACTTGAAGCAAAACTGTTTATAATCATCAAAAATATTTTCCTTTTTTTTCTTCTTTTATTTCTTCTTGAAACGATAATTGTTCAGAAGCATTTGCTTTAGTTTCTATTTCATCTTTTACTTCATTTGCTGTAGTTTCGATATAATCTTGTTGTATTGCATCATACATTTCATCTTCGTTCTTTATCATAGTTTCTGCTAATAAATCGTCATCATTTGAAGTTTGAAGAATCATTTTAACTAACCGATTAATTACAGTTCTTTTCATAAATTCCCCTTCAAAATCAACATGATCTCTTTTATTGCTAGGACTAGGATTTTTAAGCCATGACTCTTTGATTTCAGTTTTTGTCATTAAAGCAGATCGTTTTATCCCATTTGCAATAACTGTTGCATATGCTCCAACTCTATTATTTTTAAGTTTATTTTCCCAAGTTGTTTTATGAGATAATACGATTTCTTCTCCTAATTCGTTATAACCTATTTCTACATTATCTCCTTCATAAATAATTGTTCCTATAGGTTCTGTTTCGATTCCTTTTAATCTTTTAATTGATGCACATTTTCCAAAATAAGATGTGAACCAACCTAATCTATTACCATAAACTATAAAATATCCTTGCTTTTTAACAGGGTTAAGTCCTAAAATTGCCATTTCAAGCAAAGCATTAGCAATACTTTCTTTAGTACAAACTTCTAAAGCTGGCTTATTATTTTTATCTTTTAAATCTTGAATAATTAACCATGCAGATGATAAAGCATTGCCAACTGAATAATTTTTTGGAAGATTTAATCTTCCTTTATTTGTTAATTCTAAAACTCTATTTTGTACATTATCTGCTAAATTTTTTTCCATAATTTGATTGTTTGAAATTTGTTGAACTTGATTCATTATTTAACCTCCATTTTTAGTTCTTTTTCATTTTCTTTAACATATAATTTAATGATTTGTGTATTTGCTAATTCTTCAAAATTTGTAACACTTTCTGCATTATCTATAAAAATCGGAGCAATTGTATTCTCTACTTTTTGCAAAGTTTTTATAATATCTAACCCTGCATTAATTTTTGCTGCATTATTTGCATCTTCAAAAGGCACTCCGTCTATTGTTGCATAGCAAACTTCTTCATAACCTCCATTAATCTGCTCTTTAAACATAGTAAACTTTACTTTTTCAAATAAATTGTTTACATCTTTTTCAATTATTTTAATCTTAGTTTTTAGAAATTTTTCACAAAGCATTACTTGATAAATAGCTTTGTTGTATTCTTCTGCCATTTTTTGTTGTTCAATTGTTAATTCTTCAATTCTTTTTCTATTAGCAAGATTTTGCTCAAATCTTGCTTTTTGATTATATAGTTCATCTAACTTCAATTGCTCTTGCTTAATTACAAAAGCAAGTTCAGTTGCAGAAGTAGATTCTTTTAATAATTCTTCTTTTTCCTCTTCTTTTTTAGTAATTTTATTTTTAGTTTCTAAAATTTCTTCTGAATCTTGAACTTTTAAATTTTCAGTTTCTAAAATTTCTTTACTTTTATTTTCTATTTGCAATTGTATTTCTTCCGATTTTTTTAAAACAATTTGCAATTCGTTTTCTAAAGCCATTTTTTCAGCATTTAACGCATTTTTTTCAATATCCAAAGAATTTATTTCTTCTTTTAAAAACTTGCCGTTTTTAATGGCTTTTTCAAGCTTATTTGCTTTGTCTAAATTAAATAATTCTATAGCTTTATCTATTTCTCCAGATGGCAATTGCTGACCACAAGTTGGACAAATACTATCACCATCATATTCTAAATTATCTATTTCTTCGCATTGCTTATATGCAAGTTCTATTTTTGATTTTAAATCTTCAATCTCATTTTCTTTCAACTCAATATTTTTTTGGCACTTTGAGATTAAAGATTTTTTTTCAAATAATAAACTTTTTATTTTAAATTCTTCGTTTTGCAAATTAAAAAGTTCATTTTGTAACTTTTTAAGTTTCTCATTTTTATCCTTTAAATTTTCTAATCTTAATTTTTCTAACAAAGAATTTAATTCAGATATTTCAGAATTTAAAGAGTTTAACAAAACAATATTTGTTTTTGAATTTTTTTGTATTTGTAATTCTGCAATATATTCTTTTTGTTTTTCAATAGAAATAGAAATTTTTTCTATTCCCTCTTTATCATCAATATCCAAATTTGTAATCATATTATTGAGTTCTTCAATTTTATATTCAAAAGATGGAAGTTGTTTATTTATACTTCCTGCATTTGATTTATGCTTAGCGATTAATTCCTCTATAGATGATGTTTTTAAATCTTCTAAAAGAGAATATAATTCAACATCTTTTTCTACGATATCCAAGTTAGAAATATTTGGTATTGCTTTTAACAATACATCTCTTTTTGTTTTTTTATCCATTCTATTAAAATAAAATGGAGCTGTTAGCATTCTAAAGGAATCTTCATTGCATAATTTATCTACCTCTTGTTGATATTCCTTTAAAAGTTTTGGTGATCCATCTTTAAAATAAGATGTTTCATGTCCAGTAAATGTTGAAGTTGTTTCACCTCTTTTTTTTGTGTACTTTTCTCTAAGTACTTTTTTTAATTCAATTTCCTTTTGACAATTTTCATCTTTTAAAGAAAATACTGCTGAAACTGAATATTCAGCATTGTGTAAAATATTGCCATTAACATCTATTGGTTTAATACTAAAATCAGTACTTCCTGCACTATTTTTGTTAAATAGCAACCATAAAAAAGCATCTACAATTGTAGTCTTACCAGTAGCATTATCGCCAAAAATGTTAACTGATAAATTATCAAATTCAAAGGATTTATTTTTTATTCCTTTAAAATTTTTTATTTTTAATTCTTTAATCCTGATTTCTTTCATTAAATCACCTTTAAACACATTGCATGACGTGTTTCCCCATCAATTTCTATAGTTTTTACGAATGGAGCAATTGTCATTTTCATGCCATAAAACCGATTTGCAAAAGCAATAGCTTTAATCGCTTGATTTACTGCAGATGCTCCAACTACCAATATTTCAATCGGCTCTTTCTTGTAATTTTTGTGAATTACAAAACCTAAACTGGTTGGTTTTGTTTCTTTTGAACATTTAAGTTCCATTTTTTCTTTCCTCCTTTAATTTAAAAATTTTGCCTTCTTTTACTTCAATTACTCCTTCTTTGATTTTTTTCTCTAAAAATTCGTAAAAGAAATATCCCATACGATTTAAGGATTCTTCTTTAGAAATCTTGTATAATATTTCAATACCATTATAATTTTCTATTTCCATTTTTTCTTTCCTCCTTTTCATCATATGAGATTGTTTTTTTTATATGTAGCAAAGAGTTGAACTGTGTTCAATTAAGTTTAGCCAAAATACATACTTTTGGGAGAGGGAGCTTGGATAAACACTCTTTGCCAAGACCATTGAGCTAATATGCTCTAGGTTTCGTCTTAATTTACAAAGACTCATCAGTTGGCTTATTTGTTCTATGCCAATTCCATTCATTTAAAACAGACGCTAGGAATCTGTTTGAGGTGATAAAAAAGAAAGATGTTCCTTTCATTTGTTTTTATTTTCTGCCTAGCACAGTTATTTTTGTAAAATGTAATTTTATTTTTTTGTTATTACATTTATGTAATTATTATTTTAAAAAAATATTTATATCAACTTTATAATGTTGAGATAAAATTTTAACTTCGTCAAATTTAAACCTATTAGGTTGTTTCATTTTCTTTGCAAACGCTGTGGCTGTTATACCTAATAATTTTGCAATGTCTTGTTGTGTTTCTCCATGTTCAGCCATTAAACCTTTTAATTTAAATACATTCATTTTCTAACCTCCTTTTATTTACATAAATTTTTGATTATATCTTCTACTTCTTCATAATTTTTGCTTATAAGTATGCACTTATAATTGCCATTTTTTTTGCTGATTTTTAAACATTCCCCATCATTCTTTTTAACAACAATACAATCATAACTGTTAAAATGTTCAATTTTATTTATTTTTAAATACTCTTCTACTTTTTCCATTATTTAACACCTCCTAATTTTTAAACCAATAACTACGCAACAACTACATTAAAAAAGTGTGCTAAAAGCCTAATGCTTTTTAACACACTAAAATTTAAATTATTTAATTATTCCTTATGAGTTTTCGACAATTCCATAAGGCATTAGGCTATCTGGTCGCCACCCCTTTTTTCTAAAAGGTGCAATTCACAAAAGCTTTAGTCGTGATGCTTTTGCTACGATAGATTTCTTCATTTACTGATACTGACCTATCTTTATCGGTTGTGTTTCGGTAGGTGGTGCGAACCGATCCGCAAGTGTTTCCACCCTTTACTACCAACTCTATAATTCTTTCGGCTAGGCTTTCAAGAGTTCTATTCCCAGCGACTAGGTATC